TCGTTATCGTTAACGATGTTGCTAAACCAGTAACTGGTTATCTAGTTTTACGTAAAGTTGCAGGTTGGGATACTAAAGTTGAGCCAGCTACTTATGGTTCTTATGACGACCCTACTCGTGTTGGTGCTTCAACAACTGTATCAGGTTCACCAGATAAGGTATAATAAAAATGAAACTTATTAGAGAAGTTTTAGAATCTACAACAAATATTGTTGTTGAAGAAAAACTAGGCAAACCAAAACAATATTTTATTGAAGGTGTTTTCCTTCAATCAAACATCCAGAATCGTAACAAACGCATGTATCCAGAACATGTTATGGATCGTGAAGTAGGTCGTTATATTCAAGAGTATGTAGAAAAGAATCGTGCTTATGGTGAACTTGGTCACCCAGAAAACCCATCTATTAACTTAGATCGTGTTTCTCACATGATTACTTCTTTACACAAAGAAGGCACTAACTATATCGGTCGTGCCAAGATTTTAGATACACCAATGGGTCAAATCGCTAAAGGTCTTTTAGACGGTGGCGCAAACCTTGGCGTATCTTCAAGAGCACTAGGTTCTCTTCAATTAAACAAAGAAGGTGTCCAAGTTGTTCAAGACGATTTTATGCTGTCTACGGCAGCAGACATCGTTGCAGACCCATCTGCTCCTGACGCATATGTGCGTGGTATTATGGAAGGAAAAGAATGGGTATTCGTTGATGGAAAGTTTGTGGAGAGAAATATTGAGGAAGCCAGATCTCTAATCAAGAAGGCATCTTCTAAGAATTTACAGGAAGCCAAAGTCCGTGCTTTCCAAGATTTCCTGAGTAAAATCAGATAAATAATAAATAATTAAATAGAACTTATCCAGTTAGGAGAAAACGATGTCAATCGAACAAAAAATCGCAGAACTATTAGCAGAAGGTAAAAAAACTGCTGTAGTTGCAGAAGAAAACAATAAGACTGTAGCAGACCTCGACAAGAGCGAGCCAACAGGCAATAGCGAAAATGAGCCAGGAGAAGGTAGCCACTTAACTCCAGGTTCACATAGCGACAATCCAGACAATGCCCGCAACAACGTGGACAATGAAGATGGTATCGCTAACGCTACTACTAAGAAAGCAAACAAAGTAACAGCAAATGCGTCAGCTGCAGAAGCTAGCCACATTGCTGGTATGAAAGAAGATCTTGACGCTATGTTAAATGGCGAAGAACTTACTGAAGAATTTAAAACTAAAGCTGCGACAATTTTCGAAGCTGCAGTTATGAGCCGTGTTAAGCAAGAAGTTGCTCGCATGGAAGAAGAATTCGAAGCACAGCTTGAAGAAGCTGCTGCACAGAATCAAGAGGGTCTTGTTGAAAAAGTTGATGGATACCTCGACTACATAGTCGAGCAGTGGTTGGCACAGAATGAATTAGCCCTTGAGCGTGGTATGAAGTCCGAAATCCTTGAAGGATTTGTTACTGGACTAAAAGGTCTTTTCGAAGAGCATTATGTTGATATTCCTGAAGAGAAATTCGACGTATTAGCTTCAATGGAAGACCGTGTTGCTGAACTTGAAGAAAAACTAAACGAACAGTTAGCTTCTAATGTTGAATTGAATAAATCAATCAGCGAAATGAAACGTGCTGAAATCGTTAGCGAAGCGTGTGAAGGTTTATCCGACACTCAAGTTGAGAAACTAACTGGTCTAGCTGAAGAATTATCTTACGAGGACGCTGATACTTTTGCATCTAAAGTTCAGACAATTCGTGAAAACTATTTCACTACCAAGGCAACTACAGTTAATTCTGTGGTAACTGATACTCCTGTAGAAACTTTGACTGAGGAAAAAGCAATTGATCCTAATGTTAAACGCTACATGCATGTATTTAATAACATCAAGTAATTTTAAAGGAAACTAAAATGACTGTACGTCAAGACTTACTTAAAAAGTGGGCACCGATTCTAGAACACGAATCATTGCCACAAATCAAAGATAACTACCGTAAGGAAGTTACTGCTATTCTTTTGGAAAACCAAGAACGCGAAATGGCAAAATCTGCTGAAGCATTGTTCGAAACTGCTCCAACTAACGCTGGTGGTACTGGTGTTGCGATGGGTGGTGCTGGTGCTGCTACTGGTACTGTTGCTGGTTACGACCCTGTATTGATCAGCTTGGTTCGCCGTGCAATGCCACAACTTATCGCTTACGATATCTGCGGTGTTCAACCAATGACTCAACCAACTGGCTTGATCTTCGCAATGAAGTCACGCTATGCTACTCAAAACGGTACTGAAGCTCTTTTCAACGAAGCTGATTCAGACTTCTCTGGTAATGGTGGTACTAACCACACTGGTTCTAACCCTGTTTCTGGTACTTATACTACTGGTGCTGGTATCACTACTGCTGCAGCTGAAGCACTTGGTACTTCAGGTGGTGGTGCTTTCGGTGAGATGGCTTTCTCAATCGAAAAGACTTCTGTAGTTGCTAAGACTCGTGCTCTTAAAGCTGAATACTCAGTTGAATTAGCTCAAGACTTGAAAGCTGTTCATGGTCTTGACGCTGAAGGCGAATTGAGCAACATCCTTTCTGCTGAAATCATGACTGAGATCAACCGTGAAGTTGTTCGTACAGTTTATCGTTCAGCTAAGACTGGTGCTCAAGTTGGTACTGCCACTGCTGGTACTTTCGACTTAGACGTTGACTCTAATGGTCGTTGGTCTGTTGAAAAATTCAAAGGTCTATTGTTCCAAATCGAACGTGAAGCCAATGCGATTGCTCAGCAAACTCGTCGTGGTCGTGCGAACTTCATCATCTGCTCAAGCGACGTAGCGTCTGCTTTAGCGATGGCTGGTGTTCTTGATTACGCTCCTGCTCTTGCTGGTAACAACAGCTTGAACGTAGATGAAGCATCTACTACTTTCGCTGGTGTATTGAACGGCAAGTATAAAGTTTATATCGACCCATATGCTGCTAACCAATCTTCTACTCAGTTCTTCGTAGCTGGTTACAAAGGTTCTTCAGCATTCGACGCTGGTTTGTTCTATTGCCCATACGTTCCATTGCAAATGGTTCGTGCTGTAGATCCTAACAGCTTCCAACCTAAAATCGGTTTCAAGACTCGCTACGGTATGGTTTCTAACCCATTCGTTGCTCTTGATGGTACTGGTGATTTGGTTGCTGGTGAGAACTACTACTACCGTAAGGTTGCTGTTACTAACTTGATGTAATCATCAGTTAATAATTAAACCGACGTAAGAACGGTAATTAAGAGAGGGAACTTTATGTTCCCTCTTTTTTCATTGACTAAATAATAATATGACTACTAATATTAATCCTGTCCCACAAAAGATAACTCCATTGTCTCCCAATGGGTTCATGTTCAGCATTCAAAAATTGCCAGAGGTATCTTACTTCTGTCAGAATGTTGATCTTCCAGGTATCACACTAGGAACTCCTGATTTTACTAACCCATTTGCTAGTATTCCAATTCCAGGTGACCACCTTACGTACGACACGCTGAACATCAGATTTCAAATTGATGAACAGATGATTAACTATAAAGCAATCTATAATTGGATTATCGCTTTAGGTTTCCCGCAAAACTATCAACAATATATTAACTTGTTAAATTCTGCTCAAGTTGCATCTTTATCTGAACTTGCAAAGAATTCATCTGATGGAACTTTGTTAATTTTAGATCATGCAAATAATGTTACTCAAACTGTAAAATATCACGACATGTTTCCAATCTCTATTGAAACAGTTGGATTTGAATCTACAAATACAGACGTGCCTTATATCGTTGGTTCTGCAACATTTAAATTTTCTTATTACGAGTTCGCTTGACATTATTGTAATTTCGTAGTAAAATTATACTACGACCAATTGAGGATATTATGAATTTAGAACAAATGCAAGAAATGTGGGATGCCGACTGTGAGATTGATGATAACTATCTCGGTGAAAATTCTACAGCTACTCCAAAACTTCACGCCAAATATGTGAAGCTCTTAGTCAATACTAAACTTAAACATACTAAGTTGAGTTCTGACTACAACATTCTCCGTAAAAATAAATTCCGTTACTTCCGTGGAGAATTATCACGTGAAGAATTGACGATGTTAGATTGGCCACAGTGGCAAGGTGTTAAACCTTTGAAGAATGAAATGGATGAATTTCTTTCTGGTGACATTGACCTAAATACTTTGAGAGTTAAGATTGATTATCTTGAAACAATGATATATTTTTTGGAATCCGTTCTCAGTCAAATTAAAGCACGTGACTGGCAAATTAAAACAGCTGTAGAATGGAAGAAATTTTTAGCTGGGATGTAATGATTAAAATTGAAAAATTAGACGAAGTATATGTCCGTGTGTTCAGCGATCCAAGTATCGAACAAGAACTCTCGGACTTTTTTACATATGAATATCCAGGAGCAAGGTTCACTCCGCAATTTAGAGCACGTCTTTGGGATGGTAAAGTTCGTCTGTATGATGCAGTAAGAAAAACACTTTACGTAGGTTTGGTTTCATACGTAGAAGATTTCGCAGTTCGCAATGGATATGCGATTGAATATCTGAATCAAGTAAGATATGAAAACGGAATTACTCATGAACAAGTTGAGGGTTTCGCTAAAGTATTAAAACCACAAGGACGTGGTCAGCCAATTGAGATTCGTGACTATCAAGTAGAAGCAGTTAAAACTGCTCTTGATAAAGAACGAACTCTCCTATTATCTCCAACAGCATCAGGTAAATCATTCATCATCTATACTACGATGAGATGGCACCTTGCGCATAATCGTAAATGTATTATTATCGTTCCAACTACTTCTCTTGTTGAACAATTATACACAGACTTCGAAGATTATTCGACAGCCAATGGATGGAAAGTTGGTAATCACTGTCAGAAACTTTACAGTGGTTTCACTAAAGACATTACCAAAGAAGTTTTAATTACAACTTGGCAGTCTGTTTATTTACAACCACGTGCATGGTTTAAACAGTTCGATGTTATCTTTGGTGATGAAGCCCACCAATTTAAAGCGAAGTCCCTTTCTACAGTTATGGAAAAGATGGATAATATTCGCTACCGTATCGGAACAACAGGGACACTTGACAACAAGAAAGTCCATCGTCTTGTACTTGAAGGTATGTTCGGTCCAGTTCACAGGGTTACTACTACTAAGCAGTTGATGGAAACTCAGAAACTCGCACAGCTAAATATTACATGTGTAGTTTTAAAGTATAATGATGAGATTCGTAAAGGGCGAAAGAATAATACGTACCAAGAAGAAATGGATTGGCTAGTTACTTGTGAACCAAGAAACAAGTTTATCCGAAACTTGGCAGTAAAATCTAAAGGCAATACGCTGGTTCTTTTTCAATACGTTGAAAAGCATGGCAAAGTCCTATACGATATGATTAAACAAAAAGTTCACGAAGATCGAAAAGTATTTTTCGTTTATGGTGGAACTGAAACTGCAGATCGAGAATCAATAAGACATATTACAGAGGGTGAAGAGGATGCTATTATTGTTGCTTCTTTCGGAACTTTCTCTACTGGTATTAATATACCGTCTTTGGAGAATGTGATATTTGCATCGCCATCGAAAAGTAAAATTAGAAATTTACAATCGATCGGTAGAGGTTTGCGTCTTAAAGATGGCAAGACTCATTGTAACTTATATGATATTGCTGACGATCTGCACTGGAAATCTTGGAAAAATCATACATTGAATCATGCAGCAGAAAGATACAAAACTTATGCTGAAGAACAGTTTGATTTAAAACTAGTAGAGGTAAATTTATGTTAAGTGGCAACGAGCATTACGTAATTGTCAAACTCATCTCGGGTGAGCAAGTAATGGCTGTTTTAGATTATGAAAACGAAACACAAATTCACATCGTCAATCCGTTGTTAATTAGAATGTTTCCAATCGTGGGTGCCAATAGTGGTCAAGAGCATGTAACTGCAACTCCATTCTGCAAATTCGCAGATAACCCATCCCTAACAATAGACAAGTCAAAAGTTCTTTTTATGAAGAATCTCCATCATGTGTTGATTCCTCATTTTAATCGTATCGTAGAAGAGCATTCTCGTGAAGTGTTGGTATCGAAACAACCAACTGCTGAAGATTTAGTATGGGGAGATGAAGAGGAAGAAACTGTTGAGCAATTAGCAACAGTTGAAAATCTTAATGCGTTAACTGAAGAGGAAGTAAGGAAGCGAATCGATATGCTAAAAAGCATCATTGATGAGAACAAGAACTTCGTTGATGGTAATGAAACGATACATTAGATTACTCATATCAAACCCTACACCGTAACTTTACTCTTTCGTCAAATAAAAAGCAAATTTATTTATTTGCAAATATTACAAGAATAATTATTTGACAAATACCACGTTTAGAAGTAAACTTCTTATTAGCTGTTTTAACTAACAGAGGATATAATGTGGCTCAATACGTAAACAACGCTGACTTCTTGGCAGCTGTAAAAGAACATAAAGAAAAAGTAAAATACGCTGAAGAGAATGGTTTACCTAAACCAGTCATTAGTAATTACATTGGTGAGTGTATTTTAAAGATAGCAACGCACTTATCATACAAACCTAACTTTATTAATTACAGTTATAAGGATGATATGATTCTCGACGGAATCGAGAACTGTATTCACTACTTTGACAATTTTGATCCAAGCAAATCAAGCAATCCTTTTGCATATTTCACACAGATTATTTACTTTGCATTCCTAAGGAGAATTTCCAAGGAAAAGAAACAGTCATACATTAAAGGTAAGATGATTCAAGACATGTCGTTTGAGTCATTTGATATTCAAACGCATGATGAAGATGGGCATTATCACAATGCTTATATTGACTTTATGCAAAACAATAGTAACTACGATGATTCATTTGTAACTAAGAAGAAAGAAAAAGCTGTTAGTGCAAAGAAGAAAGCGTCATTAGATGATTTTATAGGTGAAGAAAATGAATCAAGCAATAACGGATTGGATTCGGACTCTGAACAAGAGTAATTCTTTAATACAAGTACGACGTTCTCCTCGTTTAAGACGAAAAAAGAAGTTTCGTTTCAAAGAACGAACATTGAAGCGACATGTTTGGGACGCATCTGATAATATATTAAATTTGGGAAAGATTATGCAGCAATTTGAACATACTGAAATTACTGGACAAGAAAATCAAAAAATCTTTCTTGGTTGTAGTGATTTTGACGACTTGATTATTTCAGAGATTCTGAAACGTCGTGTTGATGCAAAACAAAAAACAGTTCATCGAGAAACAACTGTTCTGTGCAATAGAGAGCATTGGGCAACTTGGGCTGAAGAATATTTTAAAAACGATTTGTATATTCAACCAACCAGCTCTAGTGGAATTGTTATCGAACATGGAACTAATAATTACGTTCGATTTGATGTAAACAGTAACACTACATCTGTCCGTGCTTATGGCGATGAAGTTTTTTGTGAAGCAGTAATTTTATTGGTAGAAAACACTTTCGATATTGTAACTTCGCACATCGAATGGGTTTATAATGGTGATGGTTCATCTGTTAATGTTCCATTGAATCGCGATCGTTTACCAGTTGCTGAGATGTACCCTTTCCTCAAAGGAGAAAGTCTTGGTAACTACTACGATCGTTACATGGAATCTTCAGCTAATATCTTGTTGTTAATTGGTCCACCTGGAACTGGTAAAACAACATTCATTCGTGGCTTACTTGCCCACACAAACTCATCTGCAATTGTTTCGTATGATTCAGCTATCCTCGACAAGGATGGTTTCTTCGCACGTTTCATTGAAGATGATGCCAGCGTTATGGTGCTTGAAGATTCAGACGCATTTTTGAAGCCACGTACCGATGGTAATACAATGATGCATCGTTTCCTTAATGTGGGTGATGGTCTTGTAACAACCAAAGGTAAAAAGATGATTTTTTCAACTAACTTACCATCTATCCGAGATATCGATTCAGCACTGACACGTCCAGGTCGTTGCTTTGATATCTTAACATTCGCTCCACTGTCTCAAGACGAAGCCAAAGTATTGGCAGGTAAACTTGGAGCGACCATCGGTGAACAGTCTTCTTGGTCTGTTGCTGAGATTTTTAACAAACAGCAAAACAAACCAGAAGAAAGGAAGGTTGGATTTATATGATAAGAACACGTGTCATGTTTAATGAGGGAATTGTAAGTGAAGGAACTTTCAAAGACCACGATGAATTAACTGAGTATATAATTAAGCAGTCACCTAATATTAAAACTTTGGAGATAGATATTGAAGATAGCGATAATAACCGACCAGCATTTTGGAGCGAGGAATGATAGCATTGCGTTCTTAGACTTTTATCAAAAGTTCTATGACAATACTTTCTTTCCTACTCTTGATGCATCTGGCATTGACACTGTTCTTATTCTTGGTGATACTTTTGACAGACGCAAGTATGTCAACTTCTACTCGCTACAACGAGCGAAAGAAATGTTTTTCAATAAGTTGGCTGAGCGTAACATTACTGTTCATATGCTTGCTGGTAATCATGATACCTATTTTAAAAACACTAATGATGTAAATTCGCCTGACTTGTTGTTACAAGAATATAGTAACATTAATGTTATTGACAGTCCAGTTGATATTGAAGTTGGCGGAATGCAGATTGCGATGATGCCTTGGATTTGTCCAGAGAATTATGTTGAAAGTATTGAACATATAAAAGCATCTCCAGCTGTTATTTGTATGGGACATTTTGAGATCGCTGGGTTTGCAATGTATAGAGGAATGGAATCCCATGAAGGACTTTCTAAAGAAATGTTTGATAAGTTTGATCTTGTCTTTTCTGGTCATTATCACCATAGAAGCGACGACGGACATATCTACTATCTCGGCAATCCGTACGAACTTACGTGGCAAGACTATAACGATCCCAGAGGGTTTCACTTGTTCGACACAGAGTCAAGACAGCTCGACTTCATTCGAAATCCTTATACAATGTTCGAAAGAATCGAATACAACGACAAAGAAACAGAGCCACTTGAACTCGATGGGATCGACTTAAAAGACAAGTATGTTAAACTTGTAGTTGTTAACAAAACTGACTATTATAAATTTGACAAATTTACGCAGAAGTTGTATAATAAAGGTTGTTATGAAATTAAAATCATTGAAGATCTTTCTGAATTTGAAGACGGAGAGATTGGAGAAGATATTAACCTCGAAGATACTGTGAGTGTTCTTTCTCACTTTATTGATTCGGTTGAAACTGATGCCGATAAAGAACAGGTGAAGACCTTTATGAAATCTCTTTATACGGAAGCTATTAACTTAGAGGTTCAATAATGCAACAACTAGAGATCCAATACTTCTTTCCGCTAACTGAGCAGGTTCCACTTGAGTTGGATTTTAAACCCTGTACTGACTATGCTGAAGAACAGCGTAAGAAACAAACTTACACTGGATATACTTTGAATACTTGGAATGCTGTTGGCACTGGTTGGACTACTGTCTCAAATAATCTTGGTAACCCATCTTTCACGATTAATGTTGATGCGATGCCAATTACTGTTATTTCTAAGAAGAAACCCAACTTCATAATGAGATTCATTTATAAGTCTATGGGTATGAAATGGAAGAGTGAATGATTGTATTTAAAAGTGTAGAGTGGAAAAACTTTCTTTCCACTGGAAACTCAGCAAACAAAGTTTTACTTGATAAATCCCCTACTACTTTAATCATTGGTAAAAATGGTGAAGGTAAAAGCACAATCTTAGATGCATTGTGCTTTTCATTGTTTGGAAAACCATTCCGCAACATTAACAAGAGTCAGTTGATTAATAGCATTAATGGTAAGAACTGTTTGGTGACTATTGAATTTTCAATCGGAACTAAAGAATATAAAATTATTCGTGGTATCAAACCGAATATCTTTGAGATTTGGTGTGATGGTATTATGTTGAACCAAGATGCTGCTTCACGAGATTATCAAAAAGTTCTTGAACAACAAATCCTACGATTAAACTATAAGACATTTACTCAGGTAGTTATTCTTGGTTCAGCTTCTTTTGTTCCATTCATGCAACTACCATCGCATCAGCGTAGAGAAGTTATTGAGGATATCCTCGATATTAAAATCTTCTCAACGATGAACTCGTTATTGAAAGAAAAAGCACAGGAAACTAAAGATGCTATACTACGGATTGAGAGCGAAATTAAAAGCGCAAAAGATAAGGTTGAGAGTCAACAAACAATCATCAAAACAATATCGGAAGCCAAGACGGAAAGCATTAACGCAATCCAATCAAAGATTGCTGCTAACTTGTCTCAGATTTCTGATGCACAGAGCGAGATCGGTGTCATCGTGGAGGAGATCAACGATCTTAAAGTCAGCATCGCAAATAAGGACAAGGTATCTGAAGACATTGAAAAGGCAAAAACAATCAGAAGTAAGTTGCTTCAGAAAGTCGAAACTTGCGAGCACCACACAGAGTTTTTTAGCGAACACGATGTTTGTCCATCGTGTAACCAAGATATCGCAGAGGAATACAAAGAGAACATTGTCAAAGATCTTAATGCGAAAATGTTGGATAACAACGCAAAGATTGAAGAACTCGAATCCGTACTCACAAATCTCAATGCGACGCTATCAAAAATTAACGAAGTGGTTACGCAAATTACCGACAAGAACATTGAGTTATCTACACGAAACTCTACTGTTACCTTACTCAACAAACAAGTCACGGAACTTGAAGCTGAGACCCAAAGGGTTAAATCTGACACAACTAACCTCGATGAAGAGAAGAACAAATTAAAAGAACTGGCAACTGATGCTATAACAAAAATTGGGAACAAGACAACTCTACAAGAGAGAAGAAATCTTGAGGAAGTTGCTTCAATTCTTTTAAAGGACACTGGTATTAAGACTGCGATTATTCGTGAGTATCTACCAGCGATGAACAAGTTGATCAACAAGTATCTGAATGCCATGGATACATACATCCACTTTGAACTTGATGAATCTTTCAACGAACTAATCAAGTCACGTTATCGCGATGAGTTTACATATGCGAGTTTCTCAGAAGGAGAAAAGATGCGTATTGACTTGGCGATCCTATTTACATGGAGACAGATTGCCAAGATGAAGAACTCAGTCAATACAAACCTGTTGTTGTTAGACGAGATTTTTGATTCATCTTTGGATACAGCTGGAACTGATTACTTCTTGAACCTGATGAATCAGTTTGGAGAAAAGTCTAACATCTTCGTTATCTCACATAAAGGCGACCAGCTGTTCGATAAGTTTAGATCGGTTATCAAGTTCGAGAAACGTAACGAGTTTAGCGTTATTGTTTAGTGTTTTGGCATACCTTCCTACCCAAACTTATTGGCATGATTTTGTCATGGTTGGACACAGGTAACCTGCGCAACAAGATGTATGAGCAGAAGGAAAGGATCGAGATCCTTGAAATAGCACTGGACGACATACAACGCATGAACAAAGACCCTTTGATTGATAAAGTAATCAGAACGACTCTAAAGCGATAAACCATAACCCTACGTCCTGTAGGGTTAATTTTCCATTTAAAATCAACGACTTACAGAGGCTAAAAATAGCCCTTGACAAAAAACACATAATCAGGCATAATTACTCTTATAATGGAGGAATGCTTATGTGGAACGATTTTAGTGACTTTGAATTGGCTGAATTGGCTGGACAGTACGGAATTGAGGATGAGTTGGTCTTTTCAGGCGACTTGACTCTTGCAAACCGAGCTGAGATTGAATCTCGCCTGACAGCTATTGAGTTTGACCATGCATTTGAAGTGCTTGACAATAATTCAGAAGTAGCGTATAATTAAGTCTTGAGAAGGAAATATACTATGACATCAAAAATTAACGCTGTTGACCTATCCGCAAAACTACTTGCAACTGAGAACATTAGTGTTCGTCGAGCAAGAACTCAAACTGCATCTTTCGATGTAAAATCTCGTGTCCTAACTCTGCCTATGTGGAAAGAGATGTCCCCTGTGGTCGAGGGTATGCTTGTAGGTCACGAAGTTGGTCATGCTTTGTATACAACTGAAGACTACTTTGAACCTATCAAGGACAATCCAAAATTGATGGGTTACCTAAACATCCTTGAAGATGTTCGTATTGAAAAGTTGATGA